GTGTCTCTCTGCGTATCAACGTAGCCTTTGTTTGATCCGTCAGAGTTGGCTGACGGCGTCGGCATGTTTGTGATCTTGTTGGTGCTGTCGAGATCAATATTACCCGTCATTGTGCCGCCGCTCAAGGAGAGCTTAGTGGCAATGCTATTGTTGACCGTTGTAGCAAAGTTAGCGTCGTCATTGATCGCTGCGGCTAACTCATTGAGTGTATCTAATGCAGCCGGTGCAGAGGATAAAACGAGTGCTACTTGTTGGTCCACATAGGCTCTTGTCGCAGCATCAGTAGGATTAACGGGAGTAGACAGACCCGTAATGGTGGACGCTGTTGTAGCATCCATGTCCAAGCTACCATTGATCACCACATTGTTGAATGTAGAAGATCCGCTGGAAGCGGTTACGTTACCTGTTACATCCCCGGTCACAGCGCCCGTCACAGCGCCCGTGAGATTACCTGTAACATTTCCTGAGACATTACCAGTGAGGTCTCCTGAGAAGCCTGTAGAGGCCGCTACAGTAAGTCCTGTGATGTTTAGTGGCGTAGTACCACCAATCACGCTGTTGTTGATTGTACCGCCGGATATAGTAGCATTAGTCAGGTTAGCGGAGTTGTTAGCAGTCAACGCCGTGAATGTACCCGCAGCGGCAGTGGCCCCACCAATTGTAGTCCCGTTAATAGTACCGGATGTGATAGCGGCATTTGCAATAGTGTTAGATGCGCCATTGAAATTGGTGATGTTATTGAATGTAGCCGACCCGTTAAAGGTAGCGGCACCAGTATTAGTCTGCGTACCGCCTACAGTCATATTTCCTGACACGGCTGCGGACACGGAGTTTAGAGACCCAGATAGGTTTGCGTCTTTGAATTTAAAGGTGGTGGAACCAAGATCTACCGCACCAGTGACACCGGGTTCAATGACTGACCCCGTCTCAACCATAAGCATCTCACGCCATACGGCAGAGCCTACAGTGTTGTTGATGCAGATGTACCAGCGGTCACCTGTATAGTTATACCAGTAAGAACCTCGGCTGTAGCCATCATCTGCGTCGTCGCCATTACCGGGGTTGGTAGTAGCAGCTAAGTTATTCTTTCCGCCTGTACCGCCGTTTGTCGCCGGAAGATATCCAGTCACAGAGGTAGCTAAATCAATTTTAGGGGCATTACCTGACGTACCGTCGTGCGTGTGTCCAGTTACCCCAAAAGAGCTTGCCAACTGGTTGAACTCAGCATTCAACGGCGGCGCAGTGATGTTTGCGCCGTTAATAATTTGTGAGGTAGATTGCCGGGTATATCCAGCCATTATCGTCTCCCTGCGATACTGAACTCAAAGACGATGCCCTGAATGGAATAGGGGGCAAAGTCGCCTGAGGTTACATAGGTTATTTGTACGGAGTTCCCGCTCCCTTCGATGGCAGTGTTGAGAATAGGCTTCTCAGATCCACCATAGGTAACTAGGGCTGCGTTATAATCGATCCCCGGGACACGGTATTGTACCGGCTGCCCTCGGCTCTCTTCGGTGTAAGAGGACGGGTTAGATACTTCTGGGGAATACCAGTCATATATTACCGCAATATTCATTTCGAGTGGACCTTCGGCCCGGATGAATGTGTTGACCTTTCGCATGATCTTTCGGACTTCAGTGTCACCAAAATCAAAGAAGGGTGTAGAATAAACCGCTAGGATAGGCTCTCCAGCAAATGTGTTACCACTCTCTTGCTGGTACACCTTACCGTCATAGTCTCCGTGAAAGACAAACTCAGAGCCGCTTATGTAACCGGACGTAGTACAGGACGCCCTGATACCGAGAAGCTCACCAAACTCCCATCCCAGACGTTGGTCCGATGTACGCAATCCTCCGATGATACCGAAGGCATCTGCCAAGGAGGTAGTCGGCTCTGATATGAAGTAACGGAGTTGGGATTTGTTTCGGATCACACAACCACACAAGTTCTTCAAGTCATATTCGGAAGGCAACTGAGAGATTGTAGTCTGTATACGCTTGGAGATTGTCTCTAGCTCAACGTCACCAATACGAGAGGTACCGGCCACAGGGCGTAGGCCGTCTGGTGCTAAGAATACTAGGTCACCGCCAAGCTCTAGTACGCTGTCTCGGGCTACACATCCCACATTGGCTGTAACTTGCTCGAGAAGGAATGGTATATTAACGTCAGAGTTGGTTATAACCTTCTTGATGGCATTCTCGCCAAAGACAAATAAGTTGTCTCGAAAGGGCTTAAACTGGACTAGGTCATATCCAATCGGCAGTTGCCCTGCGCCCCCGGCTGCCGTCCAGTTTAACTCATCTCGACCCGTTGAGTAGGCTATGTTAGATGCGTCTGTCTTATCACCACCAAGCCATAGGTGGTTTTCGTAGACCTCTACGACCTCAGGTGCAGCAAAACACATAACTCCGCCGGGACTGGCAGAAGTACCTGCACCAGAAGGGGATATAGACTTCCAGTTTATTCCATCGAAAACTACAGCGTTGTTCACACCATCGACGAAACATATCTTGTTACCATCACCGAAGTTAAACTGGGCAGATCTAATCCTAAATACTTCAGTCGCAAATGGCTGAGACCGGGTGTAGTGATTAAGTCCGGTAGTATATTCCTGCCAACCAACTAGGGTTACGAAGCGGAAGAACTTATACTCGTGGTTGTCTATGATTACGATATCGTCTGCTTCGGCTGCCGTATTTAGGGTAATAGCATTGTTACTGATATCGATAGTGTACTGGGATCGAGCCAACTCACTGCCATTGAGATATACTCCCAACGAAACAGAGTTAGTGACGGATAGAGTTCTACCATTAAAATCCGCCCCACTAAATACTGATCTAGTTGTACTCATTTGGTATTCGAATGGACGGTCTTTTCTTGATGCGAGTAGGTCTTCTCGTAACAGGTTATCGTCGTAGTAGATGGACAGGTTGAACACTCGTCCGTCTGATTCAGTTCCACCCACCGTAGAAATGCTATCACCTCCGTATGGAGAGAAGCCGTTAATACGACGATAGCCGCCGAAGAGAGACACCTCGTAGTTCACCAATCGAATGGCTACACCGGGGTCTTCTTCAGACAGCAATAGATGGTTTTGACTGGCGTCTAGGCCGCCTTGGGAGACGACCTTAAACGACTGGATTTTATCAGGCATTAGAAGCTAATCCGAGTGTCTTCTATTGAAGCGTACTTGTTCAATAGCAGGGTCTGCATCTCCTTGATCCCGCCCCGGAACTCCTGTTCAGCAATACCTGCCATCTCCGAGTTATCTCGGAACAGGTACATATGATACATTGCGCCAGCAATTAGGACGTGATCGTAGGTAGTGGGAACACGAGTTTGATCTACGCCGTTGATCAGTTCTGCGTAGTTCAGGAAATATCGGAACCTAACTGTGTAGGCCTTATCGGGTGATGCAGAGATACCATAGCCGTTACCATGCAACGGGAACACATAGTTAGGTAGACCTAGACCAGATGCTCCGGCATCTAAATCTGCATTACGCAGTCTGTCGTAGTAATAATCACGAGAGACGAAATCTAGAGAAGTGGTTGTGTTGGTATTAACTCCATCATTGACGATGTAGAAGCTATTCCATTCAACCGACTTGAAATACTGAGGCCAACTATAATCTTCTTGGCCTACCGTAAGCGCCTGAGAGTGTTCCGCCGAGTTAAACGGCCACTCAAATTCTGCGGCGTTTATCTTTGCAATCGAGGCACGAACTGCGTCTTTGGCCAACGCCTGTACGCCACGGACACTAGCAAAGTCAGCGTCTTCAATCTCCACCTCATTTAAGCGGCGGAGTAAGGCATTTGTAAGACTGATGAAAGTGGATGGCATATTAAGCTCTCAATAAGGGATGGAGAGGCCCGAAGGCCTCCCCTAAAGTTTTAAGCTGTGTTGTAGTTAGCTGTGAAAATAGCTTCTGGGCGAAGTACCTTCCTAGCATAAAGCTGCATCCCACGGACGATATCCGAGAATGTTTCTGGTGAGCGGAAGCTCTCTGTTTTCGCAAGCTGTTGTGCAGATGCGATAGCAGAATCGTGACCAGCTACGATAACACCGAAAGCGGTCTCTGAACCGGCTGCGGCTGTAGTATCTGGACCTGTGCCGATGTATGGAAGGTTGTTGGATTTGTAGACACGAAGCCCACGAACCAAGTTACCACCCATGCGACCGTTACGGATCTCGTCTGTACCACCGAAGTCCCGATCAACGAATTTTGAATCTTCGTCCATCAAGAGTTCGATCATTACCGGGTCAAGGACGACCCATCTCCCGTCTTGGTCTACGTTGGCTTGATCCATCTTACGAGCAATGCGGTTAAGCAATGCCAGAGGAGATGTGATACCACCAGCGCCACCACCGGCTGCTACTGGGATAGACGTGACTTCTGCGCCACCACCCAAGTCAGAACCACCGAAGTCAGTGATGTCCAGCTTGTTTGCTGCTAAGAGTTCGTCTGCGTCTGCCGCTGTATTGGCTTTTGTGCCGTTAGCTGCGGTACGACGTGCCCACGAACCAGCGCCACCGGACCAACCGGACAGATAACCCAGAACTTCTGCGTCAAATGCGTCGGACAAGCGGTAAGCCGCACGATCTGTTGCCAGATCCATGAAATTGACGTGGCT